CGATATCATCACCATCTTTCCAGTTTATTTCTCCTTTCAGATTAGTGTGAAGCATCGCTTCTTGAATTTTGTCGATAAGTTCTTGTGTGAGTTTCATTAACCGAATGTTGAATCTGGTTCGAGTGCTATAAAATACTTAAGATTATATTGTTTGTTTGTAAACTCTGAAAGTAACTTAGAAGATATTACGACATCATATGCACCAGGTATAATTTTAATATTTTCTACCTTGAAATTAAATTCAAATGTCTGGTCTGTCTCTCCAACATAAACAGCATATTCGTTCGATGTATCATTCTTCTTATCACGAACAACCATATGAATATCTCCATCTTTACCAATTACAGATAAGTCAGGTAGTTGATAAACTGCAGCTGCCTTTACAAGTTTTTCTAATGATGTACTCTCTAATTGAAAACATACTTCTTGAGTTGGTAGATTAATCTCTTTATCTGGTGGAGCAATAATTACCTGTGGGTCTGCATAGAAATACTTGACTCTTCTTTTACCTTCTTCAATTGAAATGTATGCATCTTCTGTAAAATCAAGGTTTGGGTCTTGATGTAAACTTAATCCATTCAAAAATTGGTTAAGGTCATATATTGCAACGTCTCTAGGAAAGTCTTCTGGAATATCTGCTTCTGCTAAAATATTTTTTGCAACAGACATTGTGCGAAGTTGTTTACCTTCTTTTACAAGTATTGAGTTGTTGATTCCTGCGAAGTTCTTAAGAACTGTGAGTGTACTATCTGATAATTTCATGAATTCCATAATTAAGGCATGTTGTGGTCGATTTCGTCAATGTTTCCAGTTGACATAGATGGTTTACCGTAGTGCCCATCAAAATGTAATAATAGCATAGCATAATGTATGACTTTCATCAAGTCTTTTGTATTCTTTCCGTCTTTGTTTCCATACCTACTTCCATATTTCAGTATGTTTGCCTGACAAAAACCTGATGCGAGTTCTTTAGCTGCCATTAAATCTAAAGTCTGAACATTACGATATTCGTGTGACTTACCTGTGTAATGTCCTTGATATGTTCTTGATACATATTCTTCAATATCTTTTAAAATTTCTTTTTCATGATATTTAAAATAGTGTGCCATTGGTTTTTCTTCCGTTACTTGTAGTGACATTCCATCGTCCCAAGTTTTAAATTGATGTGCATACATATCATCTATGTCTGCCATATAGTCAGCAGAACCACCATCAATTAAATTTAAATCAATTTCATAATCTAAACCATCGTCCTCATGAGCAGTATTACCTGCTCCAACGCTAGTATCAATTATAGGATATTCTTCATCCATAGTTCCGTTCAATGCATCCCACGCTAAACTCCAGGCATTAATCATAGCAAAATAAAAAGTCATTTACTAAACTTTCTGCTCTTTCTTGTCCAAACTTTCCTTTCAGATATCCTGACACAGGATCTAGTTTAGTCATATAAGCATCGAAGTCTTTATAAACACTAGTGTCTTCACCAGTGGGTTTCTCTAATTCTACCATATCCCTGTACTTTGTCAAGTATTTGGTAAACATTTCCAAGTGGTCATCAACTTCATCCATCGTGCATTTAGCAATATAAACATTTTCAGAGAAGTGATTACCTGGCTCAAAGAAACGATAGTCTCCTTTACTTTTTGGTAGTCCTTCAACTGAAAACAAATAGTTCTCTACTGGATGTTGATAATCAAAAACAATAATGACTTTCTTTTGAAAGAACCCCATCAAGTCCATACCAAAACAGGGCAGATTACTGCCCGTCTTTGGATATATGATATTGTTGTAAATACAACTTTTATCATCCCATATTTCAACTTCTCTTGCTTTAATGAAGTAAGGAGTTGTGTATGTCTTTGCTGTTAGGGAAGTTCCTTTACTTTCCCATTGTGCCCAAACGCTCCCTACTCCATTATGGAGAGGGAACATTTCGTGTAGGACATCTTTATACTTTTTCCACAGATTCATTTGTATCAGGCATTTCAAAGTCTGCATCTACTTTATCATACAATTCCATAAATGATTGCTTTGTTTCGTCATCAAAACGATTGATGCAAACTTGGATTGCTTTTGCTTTGTTCTTAAAGATAGAGTATGCACGAAGTATGTGAACCAATCTACGAGTACTGATTAACTCTTCGATACCACCATCATAGAATGTTTTACGAATTATGTCTGCCCAATCTACTAACTTTTTAACAAACTCATCATCTTTAACACCCACTCTATCTGCATGTAATCCTAGAAGTTTAATTTCATTGTTTACACTTGGATATGCTTGTTCAAATGTTACTGGGAATCTTTCAAGGAATGCTTCGTTGAGCACGTTAGTTCCAATAAATCTTCCGTCGTCTGAACCTTTACCCTTAGTATTTGCGGTTGCGAGTATGTTGAATCCTCTTGCTGGCTTAACGAATCTTCCAATCTTTTTAAGGAAAACACCATTTCCCTCAAGGACGCTCTGAAGGCAGAGGATTTTGTTAGAGGCAAGGTCGATTTCGTCAAGGAGCAAGATTGCACCTCGTTCGAGTGCTTCGATAACGGGTCCGTTATGCCAGACTGTGGCACCATCAACAAGACGGAAACCGCCAATAAGATCATCTTCATCTGTTTCAATAGTAATGTTTACACGAATAAGTTCTCTACCTAACTGAGCACAAGCTTGTTCTACAGAGAAAGTTTTACCATTACCAGATAATCCAGTAATGAATGTTGGATAGAATTGTTTTGATTGTATTACTTTCTTGATATCTGCAAAGTTTCCAAACTTGAAGAATGTTTCATCAATCTCAGGAACTAAATTCTTTTCTGATGCAGGTAATACTGCAGGAGAGTTATAAGACTTCTCAATGTTTTCTACTACTGCAGATGTAACTTCAAGATTCCACTTTCCTTTAGATACTTTGAAGTTTGATAATTTCTTAGTAACTGTTTGATAAGTGATATCATTCATAGCACAGAATGCTTTGATATCTGCTGTGGTAATCTCAGAACCATATAAATTTCTGAGTTTTTCGATTGCTTGCTCGGAAGTCATTTTTGTTTCAAAAGGCATAATAATAAAAGTGTTGTTTCTTAACTATAGTATTATTATAGTCAAAAAAGGGGGTTGATGAAACCCCCTGTGTGCCACTTTATCAACTGGTTTAAACTGTTTTTAAATACTCTATATGGTCTTCTAATTCTTTTACCAACTTTGATTTACTATGTCTACGGTCAAGTTCAATACCAATCGTACGTCCATAATCCTCTAATTCATCTTTTGATAAACTTGTCAAATCAATAGGTTCTGGGTCAACAGGGTCTTCTACGGATGCAGGTGCTGTGTCCACCACTGGTGTTTCTTCTACCACTGGTATTTCAACGGTCTCAACTGCTACTGTACCGCTTATTAAATCTCCAAATTTAGACATTTTTCTCTTTAATGTATGTTTATTTATCTGATTCCTCTTCAGTAGGTTCTTCTACTGATGCTTCGGTCTCAGGTGCCTCCTCCTTTTTTGGAGCATAAACTTTGTTATATGCATCCATCATTTTTTTCGCATCGCTAGGTGTAATTCTAACCATAGTATTGTTGTAAGGTAACTTTATTTATCAAGCTACCAATTCAATAAATTCACTTAATATCTTTTTATTCATCTTCTTTCCTTTAAGACTCTTTGCAAATGCTCTTTTTATTTCTGCCTTTGTTGCATCTTCTTTAACAACTAGCTCTCCATCATTGTTAAGTGCAGATGATGCCATACCAAAGTAAGTATGATAACCAGAGGTCTTGATTGCAAAGGACTTTTCTTTTTTCCAACGATGCATCATTTTTATTGAGTCTGGAGTTTCATATCCACAGTATCTACGAATAAATGAACCACCTTCACGACTTGGAAGAATACGAATACCTATAAAATTAGTTTGTGGAAAACAATCTTTTAGATTTTCAAGTAACATATCAGTTGCTTCATATCTGCCAGAGTCTTTTGAAATATAAGTCTTACCCAACTTACGGTCACGCAATACACAATTTTCTCCAAAGTAGTTTGTACCCATATATGGTTCATCTTCCCATTGTCTTTGAACCTCACGATGATACTTAAGTGGTTGACTCTCTCCATCTGTTAATACAACACATTGTACTTTCTCTGCACCAGTTTTCTTTTGAAACTCTGGAAGTAATTGATGTAAAGAAACCATTGCTTCATTTAAAGGTGTGCCAGATAATCTATATCCGTATGGAACTTCCAAGTAAGGTGTGCTTTGTGACCAATCAAATATACAAGCACATCTCCAAATGTTAATCATTTGTGTATCTAAATCCTTTGACTTGGTTTGATTACTAAACATATTCAGTAGAGCAAAATTATTACTTACCTCTGCCATCATATTCTTTGGTTCATAGAAAGTCTCTTTATTTGCATACATCGCAGGTCTAGGATAATCATTTGAAAATGCATAAACTTCATAAGGTATTTGCACTTTACGACAGAACCAGATAAGGTTATAGAGTTGCTTCAATGTGTCCATCATTACATTGTTCATTGAACCTGACCAATCAAGTATGAATACTAGTCCGTGATTTTTTCCATCAGGAAGAACAGTAACTTTCTTGAAAAGGTCTTCACTAAATTTGTAATTGATAAGTTTAGTTGTATCAAGAACACCAGTGCGACTTGTAGTAGCACGAGCATATGCACCTGCAGACTTCTTACACTCAAACTCTTTGACGAGATAGTTTACTTCTTTCTGTGCAGATTTCTTGAATGCATAGAAGTCTTTATCTAATTCTTCAAATGGGTCATAAGATTCTGGGATTCTCTCAGGATTACAAAGACTAATAAAGTAGTTTGGATTTTCTTTAAACTGTTTTTGTATTCTCCAATTTAAATTAGTCCAATGCTCATCAAATGCTTTATGTACTTTTTCATTTGAGATTACTACTTTCTTGATATCTACCTTTGGTAATTCAATGTAATGATTTTCACGGGTTCCTCTATTAACTAAATCCTTGAGTGCTTCATCAAGTGCATCCATAGTCTCAACTTCTGGTTCTTGTGGTTCGTCAAGTGCCTGAGTGCCACCATTGAGTTCATCTACCATATCTTCAATCTCTTCAATTGTTGGTGGTTGAGATTCTGATTTCTGATAATCTAAATCTACTTCTTCCTCAGACTCTCCTGATTTTCCTGTAGGTGTGCCAGTTAAACCTTCATCACCT